CGATGGCTACCGTCTCTGCGTTGTGTCCGCTGACCACCTCGCCGTTCAAGGCGGACTCACGGATGTACTCCGCCAACTTGCGGTTGGCTTTTCTCGCCCTCAGTCTCAATGCCTCGTAGCTTGGCTTTGAGAACTTCACTGTGACAGACTTCGACAGCTTGCGAACCCTGCCTGTGGGCGGTCTTCCGCCCTTTTTCTTGTATTGTTCATGTATGCTTGTCATTCGATATACTGTTTACAGTTGGTACACCCACTTTCTGCGACCGTCGGGAGCAAAATTTCTCCGCCCTCATGGTGGAACGAGGCGTTTTGGGGTTCCCAAAACATAACCTCGCTCCCTCTCAGAACACGGTAGTTGGAACTACAGCCTTTCAGCTATCCACGTCCAAGGTCGCAGACCTTAATTCTCACAATTTGCGCCAAGCCTCAAAGTCCTCTTCATAAAGGCTTAGGTGGTGGCGCACGATGTTCTCGATGATGCCCGATACGCTCATGCGCCTTCCTCCGAGGATGCGGACGACACGATCAAGACGGTCTCGTACATCGGAACTGACGAAGACTGGCTTGCGGTCGTCAATCCTTGGAACCTGGAGGAAGGTCTGCTGATACTCCTCCAATGTCGCCTTGCGCTGCTTGCCACTGATGCGCTTCTGCGGATTCGGTGGCGATTGAGCCTCGTTCGTTGATGTTTCCTCTCTATAGGGAGTTGTTGCAGCAACTTTCTCTACAATTGCTCTCAACTCCGGGTTCTCTACATCATCATAGAGAGAATCACAACTACTTGGATTGGCTTTGTTGCCATACGTAGATGGTTTAACAAAATCCAAATACTCTTTTTCCATCAGCTCCTTTTGCTCAGGAGCCAAGACTACATCTTTTGTTCTTGCCATAGCTTATGCTGTTTTATTTGTTAGTATAGTGGTCACGGTTTGCACCATTGACCGATTGTCGGGTGCAAAGTAAGTGTACAGAGTGCAGCCATGCAACTGATTGGGTGTAACGTGGCAATTTAGTTGTGGCTTGCTTATTTGCATACCGAGATAGTTGTGAGAACTTCAACGTATTTCTCAACTCATCATTGTTCATGTATTCGTTGCAGTCGTGCAAGTTTTTCTTGTTGTTTTTGGCGTTGAAGTCGGCAAACCCCGGCAACATACTGCCACAGAAATTGAAAACGCTTGTTTTTAGATTACCGTGCCTTATCTTTGCACTCACAAACGTGGAGCACAGCATATGCGTGGAGCTTTGCGACATACAACATAGTATTAACTTAGAAAAAAGAAAAGTATGGGATTCATCGTATTCGAGGAAGAGGCATTCAACTATCTTGATGCCCAGTTGGAGAACTTCGTGAAGCGCATGGACAGAATCCGTGAGCGCAGTGAGGACAAGACCATGAACAAGTGGCTCGACACGCAGGACGTGTGTCAGACGCTCAACATCTGCCCACGGACAGTGCAGACGCTTCGGGACAACGGAACTTTGGCTTATACGCAAATCAGCCACAAGACCTACTACAAGCCGGAGGACGTGATGGCTATCGTAGCAGTAGTGGAGGACAAGAAAAAGGACATGCGTTTTCGCAAGCGCACAGGTTAGGCTGTCAATATACAACAGCCACTTAATCCAAAGCAGCAAGTAAACCGAGTAACGTAAGTATCAACAATAAAACGAGACAACTATGAGCAATGAAATAATGACAAGAAACAGCGAGTGGATGAACCACATCGTGAACCACCTCAACCGAATGGTTGACAATTTTGAACGTGCCGTGATGAACTACCGCCCCATGCTTGGCGGTGAGCGGTTCATGACGGACAAGGAGCTTTGCGCCAGGCTGCAACTGAGCCGAAGAACCCTGCAGGACTACCGAAACAACGGTGTCATCCCGTATATCCAGCTTGGCGGAAAGATACTCTACCGCGAGTCCGACATTCAGAAGATTCTGATGGCTAACTATCGTGAAGCGTACAGAATGAAAGGTGTGTAGGAGAATGTCCTTGATGAGTGTGTGAAATGAACAAGGCGACAACGTATAACTTACCGAGTGTGGCTGTTATAGGTTGTCGCCTCGTTTTATTGGCTATACCGAGTTGGTCGTGTTTGCCGGGTATCATTTGTGTTACCTGTATAAATCTAATACCATGCTAAAACACACTGCGGTGGTTCGCCCGAGTGGCTGGAGGTGCAAAGCCTCCAAGGAACGTTGCTTTATGGCAGGTCTATGCCATAGCATTCTCTGTAAAGATACAGACCAGTTTAGTGCGGCTTGTCTGCTTGCCGATGACGGACTGCATGATGAACTCCCGAAAGGCTCTGCTCTCAATGCTGTCAATACGGAAGGCTACCGCAATGACGAGTTCAAGACTATACACATCATAGCTGATGCGGTCGTTCTTCCTGACATGACGGCGTACACCCTGCTCTTTCAGAATGCCATCCTTTAATATAGCCTTGACAGCCTTGCGCACATAGCAGCCGAATACATTATACATGTCGGCAATCTCCTGCATGGTCATCCATACAGTATCGGTCGGCATGGATACCGTTCCGCTCTCGCTGATAGTTATAACTCCTCTGTTCATTTTTCGTCCTCCTTATTTCTCTTTTGGTCAGTTTCTTTTGTTTCTCTGCGCTGCATCAGCTTGTCCATGTCCTTGGATATCTTGTCATCGGTGATGACGGCATAGACCTGGGTGCTTCGCAGGTTGGAATGCCCCATCATCTTGGCGATGCTTTCCATTGATATGCCCGAAGTAACCATGTTTACTCCGAATGTATGTCTTGCAACGTGTGCGGTAAGGTTCTCATTTATACCCAAAGCCACACCGAGTGAATGAAATTCAAACCACATGGAATCACGTGAAGAAAGAGGGAAAACTGGTTTGCTATCATCCGCTGTATTGTATAGCGACATTATTTGTTCAGCTATCGGATGCAAGGGAATGAACGCTTCGTTGTTGGTCTTTGCTCTTTTCTCACGGATGTATTTTCTACCGTCTGCCGTCATCCCGATATGGTGTGGATACAGGTTACGTAAATCGACATAAGCCAAACCTGTAAGGCTGGAGAAAACAAACATTCTGCGTGCCAACTCCAAAGCCTTATCCTCCATAGGAGTCTCCATAATGAGCAGCAAGTCATTTCTGGATATATGTCTACGCTTTGGTGAGCCTTTCTTTTCATATCCGACATCTTCCAATGGATTGAATTTCAGCAGACCTCTGTCAACAGCGATATAAACCAAGCGTTGCAGCCAACAAAGATTATGGTTCGTATTGGATGCACTATACCCTTTGCCAATCAAGAACAACTTATAAGATTTGCCAAATTCCTCAGTCAAATCTTCAAATGCAATGTCATTCATTCCTCGTAACCCGATGAACTCTCGCAAGTTTAGCTGCGATGTCTTAGATTGGCGATAAGAAGATGTTGAGTTAATACGGATAGAGCGCAGCCTAAGGCGTTCACGCTCCTCCTCGCCAGTGGCAAGTAATGTCATCGGGATAGTATTTGCATCAACAATAACATTCTTCAGAATCTCGGCGGTAACGATGCCCTTTTCCTTTGTTGCCTGCTCGTAGGCTTCGTCAATTCTTTGTCTGAACGCTTGCAGTTGTCCGTTCACTCTTGCATTCTTGGCTTCACCTTTTTTCGTGTCCCATTCTTCGGGAGCACAGTAAAGACCTGTTGCTATGGCTGACACTTTGCCGTCAATCGTGATACGGCAAAATATAGATGTGGTTCCGTCTGCCTTTACTCTGCCACGGTTGATATAATAAAACTGCTTGTATGTACTTCTCATTGTTATGTTCCTTTCTTATTTTGTGATAATATTACAGGACAAACTTGAAGTCCTTGTTGGCTTCGATGAACTTGTCCATATCCTCAAATAGCTTTTTCGGGGTGACACGTGCATAGATTTGCGTGGTCTGAATGTTGTTGTGACCAAGCATTCTGCTGATAGTCTCTATCGGAACACCTTCTTCGAGCGTAACGAGCGATGCGAAACTGTGCCGTCCAACATGATAGACCAAATCCATACTTATGCCAGATAGTACTCGGAGACTTTTCATGTTACCTCTCAGCACTCGAAATTCCTGTGGCGGTAAAAGAGTAGGTCTTGTCGGGTCTTTGTATTTCTCCAACATGGCAAGCGCCTCTGGCAGTAACTTCACACGTGCAAGCATCTTGTTCTTCTTTCTGTGGTATTTCAGCCAAAGGCTGCCCTCCTCATCACGAAAGAGGTTTTCTTCCGTGATGGAAACCGTATCGGCATAAGCCGTGCCTGTATAGCAAGCGAAAAGAAAAAGGTCACGGGTCAAAGCCAACGATTTTCTTCGCTCTGGTATTTCGAGGTCACGAATTTTCAGGAAGTCCTCACGTGTCAATGCCTTTGGTGGATTCTCTTTCTTTTGAGGTAGCTTAAAGTGCATGAAATGATAACGCTCGGAGTGTCCTGCCTTGAAAGCTGTTCGGCAGGTCTTCTTCAAGATGGCGAGATAATGGCGGACTGTATCAAGTGCAAGACCTCTCTCGTCCAAGCAAAAGTCCATGTACTCACGGATAAACTGCTCGTCAAGCTCACCGAATGCCACATCGTCAGTTCCATAACGCTTCTTGACGAACAATGCCAATGTCAGGCGAGTGTACTGGTAGTTTGGAAGCGTGCCTTTCTTGTAGTCGATGCCGATTCTTGACTCAATGTCCGCAATGATGGCGTCAAGCTGCTTCAACAAGGTCATCTGAGTGTCTGCACTGCATTGAAACAGATCCTTTATCGCCTTTGCGTCAAAATCCGTCTTGCGCTCCACAAGTGACTCGTAGGCTGAGTTTATTGCCAGCAACAGCTTGTCAATCTTGGCGTTCACTTCCACAGCCTCCTTGCTCTTGCCGTCAAGTCTGCTCTCACGTGGATTCCATAACTTTGGCGTACATGACAACTTGCAACCGAACTGCGCCATTGTTCGGTTGAGGGTGATGCGCCCCATGATGGGAGCCTTACCGTTCTTGTCCAATCCGCTCTTTTTAAGGTAGAGCAGCACCTTGAATTTTTCAACTTTCATCTGCTTACTTTTTTAGTTTGCAAAAATAATCAATCAGTAAGCATTCTCCGTCATTGAAAGTTGTGCAGAACGGTGCAACAAACACTGGTGACAAACTATTTGTTTTTCACCTCGTTAGCAGTGTTGGTTTCGGTAACTGACCGCTAACGGTTTGGTAACTGAAATAACTCAATATCCTGCTCGGCTTTGCTTTGTAGCCAATTGGCAGAATTATGAAATATTGCTCATTCTCAACCACTTGCAGTCCATTTCTCTCATCTTCACTTTCCGTTGCTTTTGCTTAAATTGTGCATGTATCCCGCCACACGTGCGCTACGCTTCTGCTGTATTATGGCGCAGACTTATATACGGTATCTAAAATTCTTGGACATACGTCAATAAAGACTACACAGATATATGCCAAGGTCGCAGACGAAATGAAACGCAAGGCTGTAAGCAATATTCCCGAGATAAAATAACGAAATGAAAGTACCATGGTGCAATAGCCATGGTACCATTATAAAAACTTCAAATTGAGGTGTTGGACTATTCTTTGCGATGTATCAGCCACAATAATAGCGACAGAACTACAAACACCACCGTTCCGATAGTAAACAGCCCGACGTGCATCTGCGTGCGCTCCCACGTCGATAGCTTGCGCTCCACTGGTATGGGAAGACGTGTTGTGTCGGTCTGGAGCATTGCTTTATATATAGTGTCGGTCTTCACACTTATGCGGTCACGCCATCGCCACACGCTCTTTAGCCTATACACTGTGTCGCCACGAGTGTAGTGTTCAACATACACCGAGTCGTGCAGCCGAAACGTGTCGGCACTCGTCCTCGCCTTATAGAGTGTATCAGTCTTAACGACCACTCGCTCTACAACCACTGGCTGCGGTGTAGAACACCCAAATAATAACGTCAGCAATGCGCAGGCTAACAAGCCTAACAGCACACCTACTATCCATTGTGCTATAAATTCCAATAAATTGTTAAAGTTTTGCATAACCATTTGCTTATTAAAAAGAAAAGCGGTACTCCGCTTGTCGGAATACCGCTTTTCTTTTTAATATTTAGTGTGTGTTAAAAAAAACAATTTCTGTGATGTTATAACGTTGCGTAAGATATTGAATGGTTTATCATTATTGTCTTCGTATTTGCCCCAAATTAAATTATTCATCCAATCAATGAATATTAAATTTTTAACCTGCTTGCTGTCAGAGGGCATATCTATGATTCGAGTAGAGCAATTCATGTCAAACCATAGTGTCGTTTGTAAATAATCTATAAGACTATTACCCGATTTTACTTTAACCGTCTTGTTATCCCTTATCAGATTTACAATCAATTCGTTTTTGATACAATCAAGTACAGATAAGCGTATCATATAATTGTATAACTTATTACCATCTTTTCTGATATGTTGTTGAACTCTGCTTTTATTTACAGTTATAGCACCTATGTGTATATCAGGATTCATGCTAACAAGTTTTCTTACCTTTTCTGCAAAATAGCATTTGTCTTTTACTGACAAAGAACTTCCTTTTAATTCAGTTTTTGGATCAGTCTTTGTCTTTCTGTAGACATCAACAACAATTCTTCGTAAAAGATGTTTTTTCTCGGCAGGACATGCGACAAATGCAATCGTCATAAAACGACTGGACCCACCATTTCTATATGGTTTATCTAAGACCCATCCTAAATCTCCACTTTCGTCTAAATATACATTCATTCAAATATTACTTATGGTATATATACGAAAAAAGGCAGACCCTAAAAGAGGTGCATTTGCAATACACTTATGACACTTATCACTCTTAATTTAGGATTTACCTGCCTATTTCGATTACAAAAGTAATAAGTTTTTATAAAAAGTACAAGTTTTTAATGCTAATAGTCGTTGATTTTACTATAATTTAATATATTATTGCATTTAATCATATTAGATTTAAAACAATTTACACTATATGCAGCAAGTGTACAAATGGTCGATCTGCGGTATTCCAACAAGTCAAAGAACGCTCTCCTACATTAAACTAACTATCTCTTACAATCCTCATCCACTGCATCCTCCACCGCTTCGCCGATGTCCTTATTCTTGCTCTTAATGAGCGAGATAATAAACCGCTTGATGGAGAATGTATTCTTGATGCCGTGCAATGCGCATACGTGTCCTACGATGCTGTCAATCTCCCAGATGCAGCCGAAGCCCAAACCGATAGCCGCTGTTGTTACGTGGTTTGCCCAGCCCAGCGGTTCGAAGATAGCCAAGCCGAGCACCGAGCCGAGTATGAGATACGTAACGTAGTCCACCGCCTTGTTGCACGTTCTTCTACCTGCTCGCGAAAAGCGGAAGTGTTCACGCTTTTTAAGGCTCTCCGACACACCGAACCAAAAATCGGCGACGATAAGTACGACGATAAGTACGAGCATCCAGCGTAAATCGAACAGAGCGGTAAGTGCTTCTGTGCTCATGGTGCCTACAATAAATGCTTTGCCAGTGCTTGTTGTAATGTTTCCTGTCATCTCCATTGTGTTTACTCTATTGTTATCCAAATCTGCTCGCACCGCTCGTCCGCAGCCTTCAGCATGGTGTATACCTTGCGGAACGTTGCCGTTGAGTTCAGTACCAGTCCGACCGCTTTGTTCTCGCCGACGAGGATGCAGCCCTCCGTATCCTTCGCCGTGTTGCCACAGTGTATCAGCACACCTTGGTAGCCGGGCGTATTGCACAGTCGCGGCAGTCTCCCCCTGCAGAACTGGTACTGCGCTCGACCTCCGAAGCGTGGCGATACCGTCTTCATGTCTACGAGGTATCTGCCAGTCGGGATGGCGGTTTCGCCCTTGATTTTAACTCCGCATATCTGCGCCACCGACATATTAGATGTCAGTCCTCTATCCTTATCCTCGAGCGTGTCGCAGACGTATGCGCCATCTATATACATCTTGCCGATGGTGTACGCCTCCTTTTTAGCTATTCGTCTTACTTTTATTTCCATGATTCTATCTTCTTCATATTGTTTTGTGTTCTATTGTTGCACTTTATATTTAACCATAAATGTTTCCATTCCATCCTACGGCGGTTAAGCGGTTGGGACCATTACTCGTAGAATTGCCAAAAGTAGTCGTAACCTCGCAAGTCGTGATAAGTCTTTCATTTGAGGAAATTTCATTGACTTTTAGAACTCCAGTTGAGGTCGTTGTTCCTCTTTTGTTTATTATACCTCCTCCATGTACAACGAATGCAACGTTTGCGCGATTCTTGATTATTAGTGTTTGTCCAACATATTGTAACGCTTCGTCGGTTGACACGCCATGAAGACTATTCAAACTATCTTTAGGATTGTTGAATGGCAATACAAGATCAACCTGCGAGGATTTAAAGTAATTATTGAAATCACCTTGAAACTCCACGAACGAGCCCGCATTAGTAAAGTCGAATAATACAACGCTTAAGGAAGCTGCGGGTATTCGGTATTGGTCTATGTTCTCTGGTGTAATAATTGTCTTTTTCTTTTTGATAAAACCGCCAAACAGACCTGCGCCAACCTCTAACAAACCTTTCTCATTAACGCTTGCCGTTGTCTCGCCGCTATTATTACGTATCTCGAACTTATCCGCCGTTGCCGTTATCTTGCCGTTCTCGATGTCGATGCCCGTAGATTTTAAGTCGGTCTCCAGCTTGCCTGCCTCTGTCTTGTCGTAAGGCGAAAGGCTCCATCCACCATACTCTGTGCCCTCCATGAGCATCAGACGACACAGATTGATAGTACCGTTCTTGCGAATAGCTGTTTCTATCAGTAGCCTTGAGCAACCACTGGGCACTGTTATTTGGGACGTGTATAGTGCCCAGTCACCAACAATATTGGGATAGTTTTTCGATTCGACAACTGCACCTGCGACACCATTATCGAAGCGTTTGATTGTGTAATACGCACCGCTATCTGTTGCCCTTATGACCTTCGTCCAAACACTGAAGATGTATTTTTTGCCAGGTGTCACACGCACATCTTTGAAGTATAGACCAGTCCATGTGTTCGCAGTCGCCCCCTGCGCATTGAATACTGCGTAGTTTGAGCCGCCAACACCGCCACCGTTTATTATGTTCACTGCCTGCGAGAGACCGGCAGCAATCTTCACGATGTCATCCCATGGACGTAGGGCTGAGCCGACGATGCAGTTCTTCAAGTTCGTGGTCGTTTCAACCTGTAGCGAGATTTTTTCAGTTGACTGCTCAATCTTTGATATTTTATTTCCCATCGCAGTCTGCTCTTTGGTAAGCGTAGTGATTTTGCCTGCTGTCTGTGTGATTTGCGAGCTAATCTTTGATATTTGTCCATCCACCTCGCTCTTATTGTTGTTGACCGTTGAATTGAGTCCATCCACGGACATTACAAGCTCCGCAAACGACTGCGTGCTCTTTATCTCGCCATTAGCCTTGCGCGTAATGAACCTAAACTTATCGGCTATGGCGAACATCTCGGAACGCGATAGCACGAATACTTCTCTGTTGTCAAGCGAGTAGCTATCTACACCATAGTACATCTTTAATGATGGCGCATCCGCTCCGTATGCCGACAAAACAACGACCGACTGGCGTGCCGTGTCCGTCGTATTGCCCATCTGTACAAGCTCGTCACCTGCCTGCGGAACGTCGCTACCAGTATCACAATCGTCAGCAAGTAAGTCGATGAAGTCTTTGCCTACCTTGTACACCTTGCGCCAGTAGTATCTGTTCTTCACGTTCTCACTCACGCCCTCCTTGACGTTGAACGTCTGACAGCGCACCAGGTCGCCCATCACAAATTGATTCTCTATCTCCTCGTCACCTTTCTTCTGCGAGAAATAGCAACGGTAAACATTGTAACGTAGGGGGGAGCCGTTGTATTCGGGAAGAACCGTGCCCTTCTCAAAATAGACCACATTGCTAATCTTCATGGCAGCAGGCGACAGAACAATCTCGCCACCTACGCTTTGAAGCTCTCGGATTACAAGCCTTACGAACTCCGCAGCCTTGCGTACAAGCAGGCGGTCTACCTCCAAGTAACTGTCACCACTTCCGTTGTAATCACCAAGTTTAAAGCCAGAGCCGAGCGCACCCGAACGGAAAGCAGCCGACACAATCTCTTTGAGGGTGGCGATGCCTTCCTGCGTTATGCCATATCCCGTATTGCCAATGAGCAGAGAACGCAGTGTAGCGATGCCGTCAGATGTGATGCCGAGGGTTCCATCGGCTAAAACCAGATTGCCTAATAATGAAATCGCTTTCTTGAAGAGTACATCGGCTTCAGAAGATAATCCCTCTTTGAATATAATCTTTTTCTCTGCAGTATCTTCCTCGTCGCTTCGTAGGAAGTGCTGCAATCCGGGTGCGTTGATGTCAATGTCTCCAGCAACGCCAGCCTTCTTTGCAAAATTAGCCTCGTCGGCCTTTTCTGCATGTTTAGCCTCATCGACACGTTGACTCTGTGTAGATGCGAATATCGCACTGCCGCCACCATTACCTCCGCCTCCTTTATTTGAAGCCTTCGGTTTTGCATACATTTTTATTCCTATCATTATACTTATATTTTAAATTTCGCGAAGACTCATTGAAGCTATGCCTTCCATAATGTTTTGACTAATACCTGTAACCCAGAACACTTTATTCATAGCCGGATGGCGGTAACGGTTGACAATACTTACATTTTCGCCGTCATTTTCAATGTTCTGCATCATTGTTACTCGTGGTACATGACAATCGGCGTAGTGATTAGCAACATAGTGTTGCTCAGGCTTAGCCATTTCTCCCGTATTACGATCGTAGACTTCAAGTAGCTGCTCCTCTTTTTTAACATCAAAAGGAGTTGACAGACTTAGAGACGTTTTAACGCCGAGAGCATAGCTTTCTTCTGCCGTTAGGGCACTTGTAATCTTAAATTCAAGATCATCTTTTGCATTGACATAGGATTCGTCGGTATCACTCGTATAAATAATGTCGTTCTCGTCACGTTGTTCGTAGTGACCATTATCACTATAGAGTTTTATTTCAAAATCCTTTATGACGATGCTCTCTACTGCATTCAATAAGTAATCTCCCCACATGGATGGTTCAATCTCTTGAGCCTCCCAGGGCGGTGCTGAAACTACGGTTCCAAGCGTATATATAGGCTGTGCAGGACACAGTATAGTGAATTTCACCGCTCCTTTCAACTTGTCTGTCTTTCTCATAGGGATTGCCATTCCTTCTGCATCTAAGTTCATCTGAATGTTAATATTATTCTGGATATCGTACTCGGTGCCAACAAGGAGGTCGTCTATTTTGGGGTCGAAGCCAATGCTGAATGATTGCGAATAATACTCTTTGTCGTCAACACATTCTCCCGGGGTTTTATATTTACGCCACACGTAATCTGTTATCGTTCCATTACCCGTTCCTGGTGTGTCGCCATCGAAGAACTTTTCGCCTTTCTTCTTCTCGACGAGACACTTGTCTCCAATAACAAGCATACACATCAGCACTGATAGTTTAGAAATGTCATCCTTATCTTGGAGATTGATATTCCGCTGTAGCTTGAAGTACTGAGGGGTCTTGTCAGAGTAAGGCACAAAGCCGTTTTTGACATCTAAGTTTAATATAGGTTTAGAACTTGGCGTTTCTGCTTTATAGAACTCCTGAGTATAGTATTCGTTGTCATTACGGCCCTTGACAGCGTGAAGGTCTTTGTAATATACGGGCGATACGTAAGGCGGGCATGACAGCTCTCTTATAGGGTTATATGCTATTTTGCCTGATATTACCATGTAATTGGTGGTGTCGTTATCTGCAGGAGAGTATATTCCTGCCTCTGCGGTGTCTTCGTATGTAGCGCATGGTATCATCGACATTAAGCCCTTGTTAGGGCTGTTTGAACCTCCCAAGCCTGCCTGAACGCCATGAATTCCAATGACGAGACACTCTTCCATATCAACCTTCGATTTTACAGAATTGTCTTTAGTGCTGAGTGTTGTTATAGCACATCCCACCTCTAACAAAGCTGTACCTCGGCTTCTACCTATAAAGTCTGGCAATACATATTGGTGGCGATTGTCTCCCGCATACGGAAAGTAAGACTCAGATGCGTTAACTCCCATTACAGACTGGGGACGGAATTTCCATTTACTGTTGTTCATCACGCGAATATACCAATCGGCAAAGTAAGCCTTACCCCAGTCTGTGGTGCGTCCTCCTGTACACGCCTCAATAAATGCTTGTTTTGGCGTTTTGGTGCCTCCTGGAGAAACGATTTCGCGGAGATAGAATTGTTTCCCCGTGAATGGAGAAAAAAGGTCGTCTTTATCAAGTGGACTTCTGATAAGGTTTTTCATACTTTTCGTATCGCTTTTCAGTACCAACTTGTTGAATGCTTCGTCAATATTTATTTGTGTGTCATCGTCAGCAACCGTGTCCAGGGTAATGTCTATAGTGCTGCGTGGGGATATTATTACGGATTGATTATGCGTAATGTCTTTCCATTTTATGTTGTCGTTATTAAGATTGCGCAGTGTCTCCCAAGCGTAGATATAATATGTTACGCCGTTTTGTACAATGTGCAAGTCTAAATATCGCATAATTTCTTCTACTACTTTATCCTGCGTCCAAACGTCCTCCTCTTCCTCTTCAAGAAAGAGAAGGTCGGATATGGAGATGTCGTGAAAAATGGAAGTTTCAGTTTCTTTTTTGTCAATGCTCTTGCTGTCATCGTAACATACACGGAATGTATTTATTGCCTTGTCTTTGTTTATAATGACTTCTGTAGTAGCAGCACAGAGAATAGACTCTAATATCTGCATAAAGGTGCGTTGTTTTGCCTGGCTTCTGATGTCTTCGTAGTTTACTCCAGGCATACCTGCGCCCATATATTGAGAATATTGTAATGATGAAAGTATGTCAATACAATTTATCTCTACTTCGTCATATTCAAAATTGTATCCCTGCGAGAATACGAGGGGCTCTATATATCCCGCAAAGATGATTGTGTCATCCTGCCGCACGTTTACAATAGTACTACGGCATGATGTGTTGTAAAAATCACTGATGAAATCTTTACACAAGAGGCGTATTGTGCAACTGTGTCGTAAGAGATGATCGAACGTGTCGTTCATCTCGTTGGTTATTTCAATGGGGTCGTCTTGAAAGTAGATACCACTGCCTTCAGAGCCGATGACTTTCTCCTCGGTTCTGTCTCCTTTTGATAAGATCTCAATGGTAATAACCTTACCCTTCCGATTTATAAATTGCCCGTGTATGTACATAGTTTCCCTTTTTCTATATTAAACAAGATTTGAACGCCGTCCAGACTTTCTTGCTATCTTGCGCACGTTACTTAGAGTCTGCTCTATACTTGTTCCTCGCGTCTTTCCACGCACGTCAACCACGAGGTGCACGTCATTCATTTGCGTAGGTGTCACTTGCGTAGGTGTCATTTGCGGTAACTCTCTTCGTACAAATGACGGTGGGGTATAGCGTGGCGTATTGATCATCTGGAACAAATGAGCCTGTTGCGTTTTGTTTAGTATCATTTCGCCACTATTGACACGTGCAAATTTTCGGTCGCCAAAGGTAGAGGTACCACCAACGACACCACCAGTTGCAAAACTTGACATTGCTGCGATTGCTGCCACAACGGCTGCCACACCAGCTGCGATTGCTATAAGGTTGGCTGGGAACGGCATCTTTGCTCCACTTGCGGTAGCGTTAGCTATCGCTTCGCCTTCCTTAGCAACCGTGTTGACGGTAGACGCAGCGGTGTTCGCGGCGGTTACGCCCGTATTTACTGTTGTTGCAGTAGTGTCTGCTGTTGTTGCTACGGCATGTGCTGTTGTTGCAGCGGATAGGAGGTTGTAGAGTTCTACTATTCCCTGTATTCCCTGTGCAATAGATATAAATCCATTAATCATTGCAGAGGTTTTTTCCCATGCGTTGCCATTACCTTCAAGTGCATCAGAAATGCCCTGTATGCCGCCACTGATGTTTTGCACGCTTCCCCAACCTTTCTGTATTTGTTCAAATGCTTTGTCAAATCCAGAAGGTTCAAGAGTGATTTTTATCGGTTTAAGACCAAGATCGGCGAGCTCTTTGTTTACCTCGTCTATCTGTTTCATGGCCTCATCTTTGCCAATGATGCCAATTTCATAGTCGTTTTGGATGCGGCTTATCTTCTGCTGTGCGTTGCTATAGCTCTGACGTTTGTCGGCGGCGGAGCCTTGCTCGATGTACTCGGGCGTGACTTCGGCGGCTATGGAGACCTTGCCCTTTGTCGCCTCGTCTATCTCTGCCTGTATTTCTGCGATTTTTGCTGAGGCTTTGACTTTCGCCTCGATGGTTGTAGCCTCATCGAGACTGCGCTGTGCGTTCTGCAGTTGCTCTTGCAACTCTTCGATAGGTGTCTTGAAGTGCACCTCGATAGGTTTCAGTCCGAGCGCAGAAAGTTGGTCGTTGATGTCTGCAATAGCTTTCTGTGCTGAGGCTTTGTCTATCAGTCCAGAGTCGTAGTCCTGGCGGATGTTGCCGATGCGCTGCTGTGCGTTGCTGTAGCTCTTGCGTTTATCGTCGGTGGAACCTGCCACGATATATGTCGGCTCGGTAGCGGCTTCGATTGATACCTTGCCCTTTGTCGCCTCGTCTATCTGCGCCTGTATCTTCTTCACCTTTGCGTCGGCTTCCACTCGTGCTTCGATGGTCAGGGCGTTGTCCTTCTCCTTTTGAGCAGCAGACAGCTGCGCTTGCAGCTTTTCGATATATGTCTTCGGCTCAACAGCAGATGGTGTATTGGCGGTGCTGTGTGTCGGGGTGTTGGTAATTTTATTAGCAGGCTTGTCTGCTGTAATAAAACCTTTGCCTGCTTTCAGTTTTTCAGCTAACTGTTTTTGGGTGTCAGCAATTTCTTGATTAACGGCGTTGAGGCTCTTGTCTATCGAAATTACCTGTTTGTTGCCCGAAACATTCGTACCATTGTATCTTTCTGCGCCTATTTTGGTAAATCTCCATTCTCCATCGTTACCAACTTTACCATAGCGCTCGTTGCGCCAGTTTTCCGGCACGATGTCGCCCTCTTTGGCGTTTCTTCCGCTATCCTTAGCATCGTCAGAAATACTCTTAGTTGTCTTCTTCTTTTTGTCAAGCAGACCGATTTGTTTTTGGTATAATGCTGTGAGCTTCGCAGCGTATGCAGCTGCCATAGCTCTTTGCATGAAAGCCTCTACCACAGCATCGGTCTTGTTGTTAAAGATATTCTCGGCTTCCGAGACATCGTTTATCTTCAGCCGCAGCTCACCGAAAGCGGATTGGTTCTGCTTTATCCATTGCACTTTCTGCTGTTCGGTAGACAAAGACTTCCACCCTTCCTTTAGTTTGTCGTATTTCGACATGAGTTCCGAATAGGTAGACTTTAGCGTGCTGTCATAGGCGTTTTTCACCTCGTCGGCTGCGCTGTTCATCTCCTTCATTGCTTCTGCCTGCTCGTTTGCTTTGTCTTTAGCCTCCGAGGACTTCGAGGAGAATGCGCTGATTACTTCTGTAAGCGCAACAATGGCTATGCCCACACCCGTAGAAACCAACAAACCCTGTATTGCAAGTTTCAGCGTTGTGGCACTCACCGCCGCCCCACGGAATGAAGCCGACATTACCTTTACGATGGCATTTACCCTTACTGATGTAGCGTTCCATACCAATGCCGCTGTATTGGTGGCAATAATTCGGGCCTTGGCAATGGTATTTATGCCGCAAAAGACTTGCAAAGCCTTGTTGAGCGCAAGAATGGAAACGGCGGTGTTTCCCAACTTCGCCATAATATTCACGGCTGGCATAATGCCACTTACCGCCGACGCTACGGCATCGGTGTACTCGCTCATTTGGTTTTGGAACATCTGGAATGCCGCCGACCCACTATTGGCAACCTTGCCGAAAGCATCATCGATGGTTCCCGCGCTGCCTTTCATGGCATCCACATTCTCCCCGAACTTTGCAGCAAGCTGCCCGGTAAGTGGCCCCAATGCTCTAAGGCTTTCGGCACTGCCAAACAACTTGCCGTAAATTTCCTGCTTCAACATACCGCTCTTGGCTGCGTATGCATTAACGTCCTTGTCAAGACTGGTAAGGAAATTACGCATACCTCCTGCCGCCTTGATAGCCGCCGCATCGAACTCTATGCCCATTTGCTGCGCCATCTTCGCCGCCTCGCTCGACGGCTTCACCAAAGCGGTAAAGATTGCCGCCATCTGTGTTGCAACCTCGTTAGTATTACCACTAACACCCGTAAGCGTTGCGAAACTTGCCAAAAGTTCGTCAATGCTCACGCCCAAAGTGGCGGCATTGCCCGTAACCCTTGGAAGCGCCTGGGCTAACTGCTCGAATGAGGTTACACCATTCTTGGCAGTGAGCTGTATTTTGTCCTGCACGCTCTCGGCGGCATCCCACTGCAAACCATAGTTCTTTATGATAGTTGATGTAACCTTTACGGTCTCTCCCAAATCAGCTACACCACCGATGGAAGCCTTTGCCGACTTCTGCAAATACTCCAACCAATTGTCTTCGGGCACGCCATTACTGATTACCTGATATAAGCCGTTTGCGAGTTGGTCACGTGCAATCGGCAAAGTCTTCGACAACTCGGTTACCTGCCCTTTGAGCTTGGCAAAATCGTCACCGCTCTTTCCTGCCATCGTGTTAGCTACGTTCATGGCTGCGCCAAATGTGCGGCTTTCCTCTGTCACGCTGTTAAGCGTTGAGGCAAGCTGCTGCACTGCGCCATTGATGTTTTGAAGCTTCATAACCTGTTGGTTGAAGTTCACAAAAACGGCGTTGGCTTTCTGTATGTCCGATTTGGCGACGTTGACGACACCGCGCAAGTTTTCCACTGTCGATGTAGCGGAAACCAACTGCTCTTTGCCGTCAATGTGCAGTTTAATGTTAAACTTTATTTCTTTTGCCATATTTTTAATGTATAAGTAACTAAGTAACCGATATTTTTTGCATCTTTGCGATATAAATCAAAAGGTACAATACAATGAAAACAAATGAAGTAACAAAACATCCAAAGGAAATCAAAGCCGAAATCAGTTTTGAGATTATCGGTGAAGATGAGCCAACGAAGTACGACAAAAGGCGTAAACGTTGGGCATGTATCTCTCGTTGGGCGTTGTTGGCTTTGGTAGTTTCCGTATTAAGCTGCTTGCCATTTGGGTTGAATATTTATTCTTTGGTCGCCACTGCCATTAGTACGGTAGTGTTTTGGATTGCCCTTGACGGGGCAAGTACCACCCATCCCGATGAACCTGGATACCACAACGTCCCTTGGGAAGCTTGGTTTTAGTCATTTCCTACTTTTCCCAACACTTCCTCAAAACGCTTTAACGCATCTTCCTTCGATACAGCCGGTGCTTTCTGCATCGGCTTTTTCTTTTCCCACGGGAGCGGAAGTACTTTCTGTGGTGTCAGGCTGCCCTTTACGTGCGGCTGCAGGGCTATTGTCGCCATCATGCGCATACACTCCCATCTGTCCCGAAGCTGTGCCTCCTGCTGCTCGTTCCATGCTCTGTAGATATGGTCGAACTCCTCGGGCGTGAAGCCGCAAAAATCAGAATAGGGGATGCCGATGTTGCCAACGGCTATCCCCAGCAGCTCAAGTATTTCTAACTTTTTTTTTCAGCCGAAGCCTCAACGCCTGCAGCGTCGCCGTTGATGGCATTCGTCCACGCGGCGACATCATCAAGCGTCACACTGTCGGCAAAGTCCATGAGCGAAAGACCGAACTCCACGCCGTCATGCTTACACGCCGATGCTATACAGCAAAACAGGTATGTGCACATGTCCGTCACGTCGTTCGATATGGCGGACACTTCCTTTCCAGTTTCCATTTTGAAGCGGAGCATAGCCCCCATAGTCTGTCTACAGGGGTATGCCTTTCCGTTGATGGTAATTTCTACTTTTTTCATGTCTCTGCGCTTTATTTTGCAGCTACAGCCGAGCCTGCCTTGCCCGGGTAAACCTCAGGCTCGCCGTCGTTCTCCAACGAAAGGCTGTAGGTCGCATCGTCAGTGGCTGGTGATGACTCCTCTATTGAGGCGATAACAAAGTTACCCTTGACGTAAGGCTTTGTATCTTCACCGCGCTTGAAGGCCTCGACCTCCACGCTCTGGCCCTTACCCCAGGAAGGGGCGAGCTGTTCAAAACCGTTCTCGGTCTCGTTGTAGAAACGGAAGCCCTCCGCGCTGATGGAGATTGAGAGTCCTGTGACGCCCTTGCCCTTCCACAGACCGCTGCCCTTGGTGGCGGTCGCTGCAGGCTTGACTGCTCGGTCTTTTGTCTCCGAGTTGAACGTGAGTGTGTGAGTAGAGCAGTGGCCTACGGCCTTGCCGTCTACTTTCAGCAGAATGTCACTGCCGTTAATAAATCCACTTGTTTCTGCCATAACTATAAGTTTTTAATGGTTAAATTTTTACTTGGAATACAAGCTGCTGCACATAGGCATCGTCCTCATAACCCTCCTCGCTATCAATGAGAATACAGCTGCGCATACGGATGCCGTCCAGTTCACCTTGCTTGTAGTCGAGTGCCGCACGTGCAGCTTCCGCAAGTTCTACACCTTCCGCATATTGTGCTGTGTAGCACACTACCTCCATCGTTACGGTGTCTGCACCAGGCATACCCGCTTTTGTAGGGTTGTGTGCGAGAGCTGCACGTCTGTAGAGGATGTATGGCAGTTGCGCCTTGTCTGTTACCACAGGAAATACCTTATTCGTTTTCGTCTTCACTTCCTTATCGGAGAGAAGCATGTTGCGAATGATGGCACCTGCGCTGAGAGATGTCTTCTTTACCATTGCTTGTTTTTTAGATGAGTCCTTGTTTTCTCGCCGCCCTTTCGATGTTGTCCTGGAGGTTGTTGAAGAGGTTCGTCTCTACGCTGTCAGCGGTCTGCTGCTCTGTCTTGGCGAGGAAAGCGTAACGCTTCATCTTGCCGCGATTCGCACCGCCTCTCACGTATTGACGTATCTTCTTGCCCGTAAAACGGCTCTTGCCGAAGAACGAAGAAATTCTTCTTCCTGCCTTACGATACCTGGTTCCGTCCTCGGCCCACATCAGCACAGGTTTTTCCTTGCTCTGCCGGTTCATGTGTATGCCCTTACGCTTACCGTGCGGCTTCACGCTCACCATGAAGCCCAGACCGTAGCGGTCGGGATAGGTCCGCACGTAGATGCCGCTTGACAGGCTGCGCTTGGTGCCCTTGCCTATGCCGCTGCTGCCGAGGTTGGCTACGGCGGCTTTCTTCAGTCGGTTGCCTTCGCGGCGCATGGCGCCCTTCATGGCCTTTCGCTGTGTCTTCACGTCGAGCGCCTTGTAGACGTCGAGGAACGGCCTTTTGATGTCATTGACGGTTTGATTCATAGGACTTGCTATTCGTTCACTCGTTCGCAGATCAATGTCTTCATGCCTCGGTCGAGGTTCGGTATGATCGCCACCACGGTATACAGATAACCGCCGAGCTGCTGCACTCGCCAGTTCTCTTCTACCTGGTGCGCGTCACGGATGTTGTACTCAGCCCGATAGTCGGGGAAGTGTTCTCCGACCTCCTCGCTGCGGTTGCCGCTCTGCTTTACACGCTGTGCCCTCACCGTTCTCTGCAGCTCGTAGGCGTTGGTCTCTTCGCCGTAGGCGTTGGCGGTCGCAACGGGCTTGAGCAGCTTTATTCTGTACTTCATGTCTCCTGCTCTCATACCAGTTTTCGATAAGGCTTAATCAATGACTGCAACGAATCGGGCACGGCGTGCATCTGGACGCTGCTCACGCTCTCACGCTGGTTGTACCAATGGGCGCCGAGCATCATCGCTGCGTGCCTGATGGGCGTTGGCAGGCTGCCGTTACCCATCTCCACAAGTTCCTCGGGAGTTCTGTTTGTCGCCGTTATGACGGCCATCTCCGCCGTGTCGAGTATATGAGCAAGATACTCGTCATCGTCGGCGAAGTCGTCAGCTCTCACGTGTTTCTTGAATAGTGCCAAATCCGTTATAGCCATGATTGATGTTTTTATTAGATATACGAACGTTCAAAATTACACAACCTTAGCAACCTTGCCGAGCGCGAAGGCCTCCGGGCGTACGGTAATAGTAGCGTAGTCTGCGTTGAGAACGAAGTCCACTGCGTCCTTGCGTGCCTTGCTGTATGGATCAACGATAAAGCGAATGTCGCCGAAGAGACCCATCGGCTGGTATCTCCAGTCGCCGAGACCGATGAACTCCGTGCCGTCGGTGTCGCGGATCTCGTTAGAGGTGTATACCGGGAGGCCGCAGAGCATGTCGTTCTGGATCATCGGCACGTAGATACCCTTCTCGTTGACAGGCGTACCTTCGAGGATGGCTGCCATGCTCTTTGTCATTACCCAGCAAGCGTTCGAGCCTTCGATGCCGGTCTCGAACATCTTCGCCTTCATGCCGTTGAGTTCCTTGAAGGTAGGCACAGCAGACAGCGTAGTAGCCTTGGCCTTCAGGGCTACGAACGGACCTGTGAGCTTTGTCGAGGCGTTCAACTTGTTGGTGCTGCAGATTACCTTGTTGAGGAGGCGACGGAGGGCGAGTGGCATGATTTCACGCACGATCATCTCCAGGATGCCCTGCGACTGGTTGAGCGACTGGTTGGTTACCGGGATAGCGATACCGATGCGCTCCGGTGTAGCTCTCAGCTTGTTCAGGTTAATCTTCTTGTCGGTGAGTTCTACACCCTCACCGGCAAGCTCAGCGTCTACGTTCTCGTAGAGCGGCCATACATAATCGCCTGCGAGGCCCGTAGGCATAGGCAGGCCTACCTTGTCGAGGATAAAGCCTTCCTGCAGCGGACGCATAATCTCCTGCACGTTGAGAGGTACGATGCCGCCGTTGTTCACGTCAGACACCATCATCATGTCACGCACAAGAAGAATCTCCGTACGCTGGCCCTGTGCGCTGTTCTCGCGGATCATGCGTGTAGCCTCCTCGATGGCGTTCGGGTTCTCGCGGAGGTGCTCGGCTGCTGCTGCCTGCATCTTCATCTGCAGAATCTGGTTCTCACGGGTAAGCGCCTCGAACTCGGCGGTCTCCGCCTCGTTGCGCTCACGCTTCTCCTTCTCGCAAGCGTCCGCAATCTCTGTGATGCGGTCGCAGTTCGCCTGATACTTGTTTACAAGCTCGCGAACGATAATGTTGTTCTTTGGTTTCGTCATATAACTACTGATTTATGATTGGAAAATTCGTTTTTGTGCTGCCTGGCGCATTTCGCGCAGCTGTCTTTCTACTTCCTCGCTTTTCTCTTCCGCTGGAGCTTGGTGCAGAACATTACGTAGATTGTCGGTCAGTTCTCGTGCTTCTACGCTTGTGTCAGGGTAGTACGGATTGGCAGCAAGTGTGAAGTCGTGAATGCCAAGGATGCTCTTTACGGTATATGTGATGGCTACTTTTCCGTTCGGTGCCGTTTCGCTTGTGCGCTCCACGAAGTCGCGGTTGTAGTAGCGGGTCGAGAAGGCGAAGCTGCAGCCCTTGATGTCGCCGCGGCGCACAAGTTCGAGCGCCTTGTCGCCGTCTACGGTGTTCGGGGCGTCAAACTCGAAGGCTACGCCCTTGTCGTCGATGGAGTAGGTGAGCGTTCCTTTACCCTTGTCGCTGCGAGCGAGAAGCAGGTGGTTGTCATGGAACATCGTCATCTTGATGTCCTGGCTGTCAAGAAACTCTTGACTGACAGCGCCCGGGGCTATCATCTCCCGGGCTTCGCTGTCATCGTCGCTCCACAGAGGCTCTGACGGAGTATTGAAAAGTATTGCGTACCCCGTGATGGTGCGGCTCGGGGCTTCGCCCTCTGCCGCCTCCCTCACATGCAACATATTCGGGGTACTTAAACAACGCTTAATGATCTTGTTGGTATCTTCTGTCTTTTTCATATCGTATGGGGTTTGTTACTGAATATTATTGCCGAAGGAGCCCTCGTTGATGTCCTTCAGGTTCGCCGATACGAGAACCTTGTCTCCGCCTGCCACCGGCGGCTTGTTCTCTTCCTTACGCCAGTCGTTCACTGTGTAGATGCCTGCTGCGATGGTGTTCGCCTGATACTTTACCCTGCTGTCGAGGTCGCAGGCGTACAGACCTCTGCGGTCGAACTGGAACTTTCGTTTGCAGCACAGCGACGGAGCGACGAGCTTTCGCAGCATCTCGTTTTCTATGTTGCGCAGCAGCGGGTTGAGCGTGTTGGAGAGGAACGCCACGTTCGCCATCTCGGCACTCTTGTAGTTGTTGCTGGTGTCGTCGAACACGAAAGACGGGTGCACGCCGAAGAAGCGACAAATGTCTCGTATCGTAAACTTGCGGCTCTCTAAAAACTGCATATCCGTTGACGAGAGCGAAATCTGTTTGAAGTCCACCTGTCCCGGGAGACTCACGATGCGCTCGCCGCTCTGGAACTTGCTGTCGATGCTCTCGGCTGTACTCTCCAGCTGTGCGTCCTGGTACTCGCCGAAGCCTGTCACCGACTTGTCGTTTGTCACGAGTCCTCTCACGTTGCCGCCGTTGGCGAAGCGTTTCAGCGTCTCACGGTCGCCCGTAAGCGCTATGTCGAGAGTCTGGCGTGCGTATTGCAGCACGCTGATGCCAGTCTTTCCGTCTGCGCTGTGTCCTTTGATGTGTATGATGTCCTGCTCTCTGTAGCAGCCGTACACACCATTAATCATGTCGGTGACGTTGTATGTGTCGCGCAGGACATCGTGCGACACCGTGCCGCGTCCGCAGAGTACGAGTCGGTCTATCTCCAGCGTCGCCGTGTTGTATACTGGCACGATGTAGGCGTTGCCATCAAGCAGCACGTGCTCTACGGTCTCCTTCCAGAAGTCGAACGCTGATTTTGTGAAGTCGGGCTGTACGTCAAGCAGGTAGTGGAGGCGGCTTGTCTTGTCCTCTACGAAGATGCCGTCCTTCAGTCTCATGTATAGAAGCGGAAGGTTGGCGACGCTCTCGCTGAGCAGCTTCACGCATCGGTACACTGTTGCAACGGACATGGCTGTAGCTCCCGATCCGTAGCCGAAGAAGCCTGTGTAGTCTCCGGCGATGGTCGTTTTGCTTCCGGATTCTTCCTTCTTGCCCGATTCTCCTCTAAAAAAATTCGTTATGTTTTGCCAAAATCCCATGTATGTGTGCCTTTTTATCCTCAAAGATACAGCTACTATAGTAGCTTTTAAAATGGCAAATGGCGCATTTTGGCGCATTTTGGTACATTGTGGCGCAATTATTAGTTTATTAAGGTTTGTTTACAATCGTAAACATTTAGAAAGTAGCATAGAATTTCAGTTCTTTCCAATATTTAAAGAACTGGAAAGCTTTATAGCGAGTGCCTATGATACAAAAAGCCCCCGATGCGTCACGCACCGAGGCTTAAAGCGCGATAAAACTATTGCTATAATGCCAAGCTCATAGCGTTTAGTTTTGTTGACATATCGTTGAGGGCAAAGCGTAAGGTCTTTAGCTCTTCGTCTGTAAACTGAGACGGTTTGCCATTGACGATGTTGCCGTTGAGTTTGTGAGCGAGCCATGAGCGCGACTTCTTGAAGTAGGTCTTGGCTATGTATGCCATTGAGACCATATCGGTAATCTCGCCAAGGCGTTCAGCCATGCGCTGTACCTGCACGTCTTCTGCTGTGTCCTTAATGAGAGACTCCAGAGCTTCAGTGAAAGCCTGCTCGTTCTCACTTCTTAGAGCGTTCATTTCAGTGCCCACGGCTGCACGCTCCTCGTCGGTCGTTGCCAAACGTTTGCGCTCGGCAAGAGCCTTAATCTTAGTCTTGTAATCTGTCATAATGTATATTGTTTGAAATAATCATCAAAACTCCCCCTCCCATTTAAGGGAGAGTAGTCTTTTCAGTCATTTTTGATGTAAAAAAGCCCCGGAACCGAAGTTCCGAGGCTGGTGTCAAAATAAAAGTTATTACAACTTGTCAGCCGTCATTCTCAGACGGTTTGCTATATCCACAAGCGCACCCTTAAGACGTTCGCGATCGATGTCGCTGAAGTCGTCGGGCTTGCCGTTGTTGCGTCCGCTGAACTTATGTTAAATATTATCAGCGGCGTGTCGTATGCGGTTGCTCAAGTCGATAAGTGCGCCACGCATCTGCTCAGCCTCACTCTCGTTGAAACCGCCTTTGCCACCGTTGCCGTCAATGCCGTCCATCTTGTGATAGAACCATGACGACGACTTCTGAAAGTAAGTGTTGGCAAAGTCACGCCACGACACTGCCATCATAATGTCTGCCACTTTCTTCTTCATGTCGGTAATCAAAACCGGCTGTACCATTACTGTCTCCATCTCATTTTTGTTTTAAAGGTTGTCTTTATACTCTTTATCTTTAACCCCTCCCCGAAGGGAGGGGGAATTGTTGTTCAATCTGGCTGCTTGATAAGATTGTCGAACAGCTCTTGTGCGTACCATAGCAGTTGCGGATAACCATCGGGGTAGGACTTGTTGTAGCTCCGAACTGCTTCGAGGAGCTCCCTTTCTTCGGGAGTCACCTCCATTTTTTCTAATTTACTCATTTGTATTACCTTTATTTTAACAATGCAAAGGTACTACAAATTTTTGTATTATACAAGTATTTACTACACTTTTTTGTAGTAATATAACAGAAAAAAATTAAGTCTTGGGTGTCCGTTTATTTTCAACAAAGATTTAATAAAAAACCGCCGACGCATCACGCGCCAGCGGCTCCGAAGCTAATCAACAAAAATGTAAACAACTGCTTATATACGTTACAACTCTCTTACAATAGGGGCTTTGTCTTGTCTATCACTACATTCTTCTGTCAAAAAGAGCTTAATGTATCTGTCAAGCGTATTTCGGTCAACCTTGCACACCTTTGCTATCTTTCGTTTGGAAACATTTGCTTTAAGAAGTTCTTTGATAAGAGTGGTTTTACCATGGAGTTTATATTTCTCTGGGGAACTCTTTCGTCCTTTAGGGCGACCGAGCGTAACCCCCTCTGCTTTCTTTCTTGCCAAAGCTTCCTTTGTGCGTTGGCTGATAAGGTTGCGTTCAATCTCTGCGGAAAGTCCAAACGCAAAAGCAAGCACTTTGCTTTGAATGTCATCGCCGAGTCGGTAATTGTCCTTGATAGTCCAGACACGACACTCCTTAGTCATGCAGATATTAAGTATCTCCATAATCATAAAGAGGTTTCGTCCGAGACGTGACAACTCGGCGCAAATAATAAGGTCGTCCTTGTTTACTTGCTTCAATAGTTTGCCAAGTTCACGCTTGTTGTACGCTTTTGTACCACTGATAGTTTCTTCAATCCAACCATCGATTGAAATATTGTTACGCTTGCAGAAATTATTGATTTCGAAGCGTTGATTTTCAACAGTCTGTTTATCACTGCTGACACGAATGTAACCATAAATCATAGCTAATTTTATCTTTCGTAAGTGTACATCAGCCCGAGCGTCATCAGCATGGTTATGGTACCGTCTATCTTGCGGTACTGCGACAGCTTCAGCGGCTTCTTGTTCTCCAGGTTGTCGGTGTCGAGAACGCAGTTTGAGAGGCAGAAGGTGTTTATGGGGTTGTCGTTGAACACTATCTTCGGCGGATCATTCCACGCCAGCATCTCGAATGACTCCACCGGGAGGTTGAAGCTGCCGTATGTCTGGCTGTATGGAGTGAGCACGTTACGGGCTCCTACTGACGAGAGGATGCTAGTCAAGTCCTGCGCCTTGTACTTGTCGTAGCCGATACGTATGATGTTAACCTTTTTGGATCGGCGCAGAATGTCTTCCGCTATCTGCGCCACGTCTATCTTCTGTCCCTTGCAGAACTGGAGGTGTCCTTGGGCGTGCCATGAGCGGTAGAGCTGCTCGTTGGGGTGTCCTTTCAGTGCTCCTTCCGGGAAGTAGTAGTCGGTATGGCAGTAGAACTTCTTCGACTCCGTTAAGTAGATCGTATAAGACACGGCACTGAAATCATCATGTATCGAGAGGTCGAACGCTACGGCGCAGTCGGGATGCCCTGCAACGTTGTCTATGTCGAACTTGCCGAGCAGGTCGTTCGCCTTCTCGTAGGTGAACCACGTCTTCTCGTCGCTCACGCAGAAGATGTTCAGCAGCTTTGTGCGGAAAGCAAGCATATTCTCCGCCGACAGCTGTGCGTTCTCGTACTCCCGTTCGTAGTAGTCGGGCTGCACCGTTATGCCGAGATGAGGCTGCACCTTCGCCCATGTCGCAGGGTCGCCTTCGTCGTCGTCGACATCCGGCATGAAGATGGATGCAAACATAGTATCGTTCGTCTTCTCTCCTCGCAGCACCGCCATCACACCGTCGAGCTCTCCCTTGAACGGCCCATCCACCACCTCGCTCGCTGTAGTGATCACTATCACGAGCGGTTCTCGACGCGGACCCATTGAGGTTGTCAGTACGTTCTTCAGGTCGGCACCGTTCTTTCCTGCCGTGTTGCGTGCCTGCGCATACTCGTCCATGATGACAAGCGATGCGAATAGTCCGTCTTTCGTCTTGGCGTTGGCGGTGAGACACTGGATAAGGCTGTCGCGCCCACGATCCAAGAATGTTATCTTCTCGCGGTTCACCCGGAAGTGGCGTCCGCCTGCATCGAGGTCAAACATTATGGCTCGTATCTCGTCGAAGCATATCTTCGCCTGGTCGTAGCTGTTGGCTCCTACGTAAGCCTGTGCGTTGTTGTCGCCGAAGAGCATGTCGTAAACGGCGAGAGCAGCACTGGAGGTTGTCTTTGAGAACTTTCGGGGCACGAAGAGATATACGGAGCGTATCAGTCGCCGTCCGTCTGGCTTTACGAAGCCGAAGATGTTGGCGAACTGGAAAGCCTGCACCGGCGTCAGCTTGTAGCGTGTGCGCCCGTTGATGCCGCTGAAGCGCAGTGCCTGGTAGAAGCGAAAGAAGTGCTTTACACGCTTCGGGCTCCATTTGTAGCGGTCGAGCATACGGAAGAAGCGTTTCACTGCCAGCAGCTCGTAGAGGTTGTGTCGTTCCGGGTTGTCTATCACGCCGTACACGTAGTCGCCGATGCGCCGGTCTGTCTCGACAAGCGCACAGCGATAGCGGGTAGGGTAGGCATCCCTGTCTCTCTGCAGCCATGCCGCCGTGTCTGCTTTCAGGCTCCGTAGCCTTACTTTCTCCTCTTCCGTCATTCGTCGCCCTCCTTCATAGCCTTCATAAACTCGTCGAGCGTGTCGTCTTCAGTCCTGCGTTCCTTGCCGTCGTTGTTCATGCCCAGAGCACGGAGGGCACGCTGCGCCAGGCTCGCCACGTTGAGATACAGCTTCTCTTTCGGGTTTACCGTGTGTCGTTCGTTGCCCTCTCGGCTGTACTCTACGTTCACGGAGCTGTAGCCATCCCGGAGCATTTCTTCATTGAGCACTTCCGCTCTGACAAGCAGCTGCGCCGTCAGCTCTACCTGGTATGTCAGCTCGGCGGTGTACTTGCCCTGGCTCTTCAGCAGCTTTATGATGTAGTCCTTCTTGTTCTTCACCCTGCGCTCTATGCGTCGGCGCTCCTTTGCGTCAGCAGGATTGGGTAGGATAGGCTCCGCCGATGGCGCAAAGTCTTTCTGCGCCTTGTCGCTGTAGCCTCGTTTCTTGCCCTTGGTCTTCAGGTAGAATATTATCGCCGTGGTGTCGTTGGCGTTGATGAGCTGCATCAGTTTGCTCTCCACGAAGTCCGTCTGCGTCTCGGCTATCTCGTCCACCTTCTCCTTGAACCCGGGGTCGCTGTTGTACCATCGGTAGTAGGTGCTGCGGCTTATGCCGACAGCCTCGCAGGCGACGGCTATAATGCCGTATCCTTGCATCAGGGCTTCCAAGAACTTTTGCTTTTTGTCTTCCATGCGTTTTTTATAGTGTGCCAAATGTCCTGTTTTAGGTCTTCAGCCCCCACGGCTCGAATTTTTTCTTGCGCGTGGAAAAAGGGCCGGGCGAGGTTTAGAAGGGGTGCACCCCCTTTTAAAAAACCACCCCCGGGGGGTGCTACCCCATGAACCTGTCTTTGAAGCGGAGAAGATGGGCCTCCGCTCTTTCCTTCGCCTGCTTCTTTCCGCATCGTCCCATCTCCGTATGCGTCTTCACGTGACACTCATGGCAGAGTGCTCGCAGGTTGTGAGGGTCGAACATCAGCTGCTCCTTCTCCCTCAGCGTGAGACCTTCTTCCACCGGGCGTATGTGATGCACCTCGGTAGCCGGAGCGAGCCTGCCTTCTTCCCTGCACCTCTCGCACAGCGGAAAGGCTGTCAGCTTTGTGCGGCGCAGCCTTACCCATTGTGCGGTGTGTATGAGTCTTCTGTAGTCCTTATCCTTTGCCATTTTGGGTGGGTTTAAAGATAATCATCACGAGTAGAGACTGCGCCAGCACCTCAGTATTTGTCTTCCTGTGGTCACCGGTCTGCCGTTGGCTTGTCTCTTGCGAAACGTTATCAGTCCTTTTTCGGCGTATCGCTTGATGGTGTGACGATCCACATGCAGAGCAGCAGCTGCCTTGCTTACGGTATAGAGACCGTCAAGTTCCACATCAGGGCGTGTTATTATCATATCGTAGATTGTTTGGTTATTATACTTTCACTGGCAAGCCTGCATACACCCATGCCATCAGGCAAGCATCTCGTTGATCCTGGTTCATTCTCGGCAATCGGTTCGTCACGCCTACCGACTTCTGAAGCTCAGCCTGCGTTATCTTTCCGTCCTTGCCTTTCCATACCTTACGCATCGGCTTCGCTACCGTGCACGGTATGTCGAGATGGCTGCACATTTCCTCGATGAGGATGCCCGTCTGGTGGTTCATTCCAGTGCGTCTTCCGAGCTCGGCGGCTTTCTGCATCGTCATGTATCCGCCTCCGAGATGCCAGTTAGATCTGACGAGCCAGCCTCCCTCCAGCACCACGAGCACTTTGCCGGGGTTCATGTCTCGCGTCATGGTGAGATAGTCGATGAGGTTAGGAAAGGAGAACTTCATAGGCGTTACGCTTCTGCTTGTGCGGTAGACCACGCCCACGCCGCTCTCGTCTACGTCGGGGTCGATGCCGATTATTATATCCGGCTTGAACTGGTGGGGTATCTGTATCGCTCCTAACATGCCGCCTCCTTCTCCTCTTCGGTTCTCGTGTCGCGGTCGGGGTTCATCTCCAGGGCGTATGTCGCCGCACGGTTATACATGTCGTGATTGTCGAACTTGTTCTGCAGCACCTTCACTGCCAACTCCCACTCCTTGTTACCGTTGAGACAAACTTCGGGGTCGCCTGCCTGCCTGAAGAGCTCAGAGCAAGCCGTCTCCCATGTCTGGCGCACGGCGTTGAAGTCGCTGCGTCCGAAGGTTGCACGTATCGGCGTACCGCATTGCTCACGGAACTGATCCATTGCCTGGTCGTGCATATAGCAGCAGATCTCTATCACCATCATAGCCGTGAGCATGTGAGCCTTCAGCCGATGATCGTCGACGTTCAGCCTCAACAGTTCTGCGTCTACCGAGAAGAAGAGCTTCTGTATGTGCGGCCTCATCTCGTCGTACACGGCGTCCGTGGTGTCGAGCCACAGGCCGTAGGTCTCGCCTGCCTGGTGCTTAACATGTACGTTCCAGCGGTCGTATGCCGACAGAGCCTGCTTCACTCCCTTCTTCACTCCGTGACGCCAGTATTTCGTCTTGCTTAGCACCTCGTAGGCATCTACCATCGCTGACTGTGCGCAGTTGTATGCCGCTCCGCATATCACGAAGAAGAGCACCGAGCAGCGCGATATTCTTCTCTGCATCTCTTCCACCTGCTTTTCCGAGGCGAGCATCACACGATGGCCGACGGATCCTTGTATCAGCGTGTTCATAGGCTTCCGGCTTTAAGCCCCAGCTCCTTGGCGGTCTGGAGAAAGGTTATCAACTTGTCTTCTGACACTCTCGATGTTGTGTCGCGGCACACCGTCTCGCTGCCTATCACGTTGAAGTAGACGCGGTCGTTGCCTGTGTCGAGGTAGTATGTTTTCTGTTCCATGTCGTTTTTACTTGGTTTGTTGTTCTCTTGCTGTGTCCTGGCACGGAGGGCGCAGGGCGTGTTCTACGTATCTGCCGAGCTTTGCGCACCATGCTCCGTTGATGCAGCGTCTTGTGTGCCGGCAGGTCTTGCACTCGTCGTTCATGCCTGGTGCAGTAGCGGTTCCCATATTATGCCGAGTCTTTTGAGCGTGCCGTTACGCTCGTAGTATTCGAGGGATTTGCGGGCACTGCTTTGCGGGTCGCGGTTCACGAGGCGCACCAGTCCTTCTATTCGCTCCTTCATTTTCCTGTCCTTGTCGGCGTTGTCCTGCTGAGCCTCAGCGATGGCTTCCGTCATATCGCAGCCTGCGGACGCTGGCTTGTCTTTGCAGCCCTGCTTTGTGCGGCGCAGGGCGTTGTCGTAGTTGCCTTCGAGCGTTTTCACAAGGTTCTCCTGTGTCATCAGCCAGTCGAAGGTTGCCACCCAGTTTCTCGGGTTCTCTCCGTTGGCATAGCTGCTTGCTATTATCTTGTCGACGGCGAGCCTCAGCACGTTTATGTCGTTGTCGTATTCGGCGAGCCTTGCCCTTACGAGGGCCTTGCGGGCGTCTGTCAGCAGCGTCACACGGCGCACCAGGCTGCCTGTCTTCTCAGCCTGCTCGTTCCAGTAGGTTTTCAGCGCCACGCACTCGGCGTCAATCTCCACCCGTCTTCTCTGTGCCTCCGTCTCCTC